TGTAAATCGTTCTACACTAAACCCTCGCTCTGGGAACGGTGGAGTTGTCGAGCAGGGGTTCATCATTCCCTCGAGATATACCACCACCTCTCCGGCTTGACCGTTGATCGCCACTCCAATTCCCATGTCCCGAATTATATAAGTGTGGTCTTTTATTGGTAGGTTTTTATAGAACCCGATGATGTCTTTATGGAACAAGTCATTCACGCACATCACTTTAGACCCAGCCCTCATTTCTTTTTCTTCCTCTTAATCCCGCTCGCCCAGGCTGTGGCGTTCCACTTCGGGCATTCTTTGCGCCGTCTTTCGTGAACTCTCTTCGCTCGCTCTTTATAGATTTGACGAACTCGCTCTGACCTCTGGATTCTTAGAACAAGTCCCGTCCTCTGGGTTAGCTCTGTTAATCTTGAGGAGATGGCGGCTCTGGTATACGGCTTGCCAGTCGAGGGGTTAATATAACGCCTTGCAATGGCCGTTAGGCTGTCGGGTGATCTATTCGTAGCCAAAGCCAACAAAGCCTCGTCTAGGGTATCGTCTCGCTTGTTTTTGAGCATCTGTGAGTCGCCTTCGTAACGAATGGTCTGCTCCACCACCTCGGCTGTAAGCTTGGCTAGTTGGTTCAGGTCAATGGACGGGTTCATTTTCTGCATCTTTGCAAGACGTTCCTTGACCCTATCTTCTAGGGTATCTATCTGCTCTGCCATATCAGGCGAGTAGCTCGCCAGTATGCTCTCGGCTGGGTCTTGTCCTTGGTGGTTCATTGGATTTCAACAAGTGCAGTCCGGCCGACCCGAGCCAACTCCCGCCTTGCTTGCTGTTCGGTTGCGTAAAAAAGATCAACTACTGGAAGCTTGGTCTTGCCCGATGCCTTCCGTGAGATAACCGCCGTTCCAGTATCGTGAGCGTGGTATGCTTTTCCCTCGATCATAAGCTTTGTCCCGTATGGGATAATTTTCGGGTCTACCGCGCAAGACTTGCCAGAGACGAGCCGTTTCCCAGTTGCGCTTTTCCACCCAAAAGAATCTTCCCCCAGCCAATAAGCCGTGATTCTGGCCTTAATGGTTTTCTTGGCGGGCGGCTTTGGGGATTCCACCAATATATTTGCACCCTGCACCGATCCTAGAATGCTGATGGCTAGGATGATTAAGGCTTTTTTCATCGTTAAAAAGTGGAGTCGCTCGCACAAGTGGCGGTAGCGTCTGGATGGGGACTCGTCTCCCTTGGTTCTTTTGCCCTGCTCGTTGTCAATCGGGGTCTTGAGCTTGTCGATTTGTGCCTCGATTTCCTTGGCCTTCATCTTATTAATTTTCATTTTTACTTGAGCCTGCCCAATGGCTTCCCTTCTTTGCTCTTGCAAGCTTTCCCGATTTTTCAAGATGCCTTGCGTGGTATTGAACCGTCCCGATTGTTTTCTTTAGCACTTCAGCAATCGTGCATGTCGGTATCCCGTTATCCAAAAGAGTAAAGACCGCGTCCCGTAGCATTTCGATTTTGTCTTGTCCTCGATTCGCTTGGAAAAGCTTTTTGATTTCTTCGCCAGGGTATCTGTCATTCAGGACTATTGTCGCCCGCTGGCTTGCGCTTAGATATGGTTCGGTCATAGAAGTTCCTTTATTCCCTTTAAGATTTGGTAGGCGACTTGCGGCACGATGGCATTTCCGAGTCCTTTAAGTCTGTCCACCCTATGGGGTATCCCATTAGCCACTCGACCCAATTCGGGTTCAATTGTCCAGTTGCCTTCCCGCAGTCCCCAGCGATCACCTCCTCTAGATTCGACTTGTTGCGATTCGCCAGCTTCTCTCTGTTCTCCTCTGTAATCATTGGATGCACTTTGTTCGCCTTTGGAGTCGGCCACATTCTTTCTTGCTGATAAACTTTCCTTGCTAATTGATCCGTCCGATTTCTCCCGTCCTTTCCCTTCTCGCTCATTCCGGGCGTATCCTTCCAATCCCTCGCCGAGGCTGTCGGCCACATTCTGACCGCTGTGGCTAGTCCGTCGCCTGCATTCTTTGAGATTCCCTTTTGGTTGTAATTTCCGTTCTGCGTTGGAGTTGGCCACATTTTCACAGCCCCCTGCAAGTTGGTTGTCCCGTGATGGCCTGATGGTCTCTTCTGCTTTGCCGAGCAATCTGGCCCACCGCTCTGGGTTCTCGGAGTCGGCCAAAGATTCGGCTCTTGAGTTTCTGGCAATGATCCAGACTCTGTTTCTTCTATGCGGGGCATCGACACCGCAAGCTGGAATAATGATCGGCTCGACTTCGTAGCTTTCTGCTTCCAAGTCAGAACACACTTGGTCGAGTGCCATTCCAACGATTCCAGCAACATTTTCACCAATGATCCAAGTTGGCCTTGCTTCTTGTATAACTCGGAGCATTTCTGGCCAGAGATAGCGGTCATCTTCCTTGCCTCTTTGCTTCCCAGCAACGGAAAATGGTTGGCAAGGAAACCCGCCCGTGAGAACAGAGACTCCTGAGTATAGCTCGCCTCGAACTTCCCTGATGTCTGAGTGGATTGGGACGCGGGGCCAGTGCTTTTTAAGAACGGCTTGAGAGAATGGCTCATTGTCGCAGAATCCGACTGTTTCAAATCCAGCCCATCTGGCGGCAATTGCAAACCCTCCAATTCCGCTGAAAAGGTCGAGGTGTTTTGGTTCATTCATTTTTGAGCTTATGTTAGTTTTCTTTTAAATCAACCTTGCTTGTTTATTTATTCCTATTCGCTCGGGAATAACTTTAATTGGGTTTGGTCTAAGCAGTATCCGTCACCATGTCCTAGATTTTTAATGTTCGCCTGATCGCATAGGTCGGTTTTGTTTGCCCATCCGACAAAGTGGACTTCATTTCCTTCTATAATCGCCAGCACATAGGTATCCACATCTGGATTATTTTTAAGGGTTGCCAATAACCGCCCGCCCTTATGCCTTGTGGTTTTGATGTCTATTTTTCTGCCATTGCAGACACAGTCTGCCCCTCCGCTCTTATTCCAAGGCACTAGGTCTGGGAATATATTCTTCCACTTGCAGAAAGCATACTCTCCAATCATTCCGTCTATGTCTGCCTCAAGCCCAGATTGAGTTCCCATCTTTGCGTCTTTGACTCCAGCCGCCCGCGATACAAGGCTACGCATTCCTCCGAGGGTCTTGAGCATTAAAATTTCTTGGTCGGTTAGCACTATTTTCACTTAACGAACTTCCCAGTTTTTGAGTCCGTTCGGACTGGGGTTCTGTGATATTTTCTGGGGTCTATTCTTTTCGCAATAAAGTTTCTCCTTATCGCGTGGCGAACTGTCGAATGGTCGCACCCCCAGGCTAATCCAATTTCACTCGGTGTCATTCCGGCTTGCCACGCATCTCTCCACATCTTCCATCTTTGGCTTACGATATGATAGGAGCGGTTGCCTCTCGCGTTGAACTTTCCTCTGGTAGATTTAAGTTCGCTCGGGACGATCATTTTAAATTTTCCAATTTCTCCTAAGCCCTCTCCCTGCCCGCTCATTGGTGAGGATATCTGGGCTATCTTCATTTGAAGGCTGGAAATCACGGCCTCCACGGCCTGAAGTTTTTCCTCCAGCATTTTGATTCTATGAATTGCGGCTGGCAGAGCTAGGTCTGCGGTGAGTCTGAAGTTATTCATTTTGATGTCTCCTTAATTTGAATTCTTTTTGTTTTCGTGATGCTTAAGAAGCTTTCCTTTATTCTTCCCGTCGCCTTGGTCGGAATGAAGTTATTTCTCCTCGCGTATCCAATGCTTCCGTGATCGCATTTCCAGGCTCTCGCGATTTCATTCATAGAAAAGCCTGACTCGAACTGAAGCTTCCACAAAGCCCACCTTTTCTTTACGATTTCATGGTTTCTCTTCATTTTAGAAGAGCCTGCACCGCATTCTTTTAGAAGATGCCTTGGCACCACTATCCTTGGAGTCACTTCCTGAATAACCGCCACGGCTTGTTTAGAGGCCAGCTTCTCGGAAAGCTTAATGAAATATTTTTCTCTCTCTGCCAGCTTCTGCTCAAATCCCCTAATGTTGATTCTATCTTGAAGAGATTGATGAGCTAAAGTAATAATCTGACTTGAAAGCCCCTGAATTTTTTCCTCTAAAGCCTTAACCCTATAAGTCAAAGCATTGAATGGGAGGTCAATAATTTCTTTCATGGACAACCCGCTTCCACCCAAGCCGCGTGGATTGTAAATTTCATAAGCTTCCAAGTCGGAAGGCTCTCGCATTGGCTAACTACTCTTTTCATTG